AATCCTGCGGCCCGGTTTTTTTCTAGCGGGAGACCCAGAACCCTTCTGACGCAAGGGTTTTCAGGCATTATGACCCCGACCCTGTCAGCTTTTAGGCTGGCTTGTCAGAAGGTTGTCAGAAGGCACCTTAAGCTGTCAGAAGGCGATGTGAAAGGCGGAGAACCGTTGGCACAGCTGGTTAAGCCCGCAGAGTTCGCGCTGATCAAGGGCGTCACCAGGCAGACGGTGGCAACGGCCATGAAGAGCCGGATTGCGGGCGCGATTGTGGAGAAGGACGGCAAGAAGCTGCTGAACCGCGACCTGGCGCTGGAGCTGTGGGACCGGAACACGATCAAGAACAACCACGCGAAGCTGGGCCCGGCTCAACCCACTGGGGCGCCATCGCAGGTCGCCGAGGTGGCACCGGCGAAGGTGAGCAACGAGCAGTTGCGCCGCCTGATCAGCGAGCTGCCAGAGGATGCGATCCCAGAGCTGAACGAGAGCCGAGCGAGGCGTGAGCACTACCAGGCGGAGAAGGCCCGGCTTGAGGCGCTGCAGGGGAGAGGCGAGCTGGTGACAGCGGAGGACGTGAAGCGTGAGGCCTTCGCCCTGGGTCGTGCGTTGCGCGACCAGCTGATGGGCATTCCAGATCGTGTCGCGTCAATGGTGGCTGCAACGAACGACCCGCGGCAGGTGCACCAGCTGCTGACGGAAGAGATCCGGGTGGCACTGCGAGGATTGAGCGATGGCTGATGGAGCACTGATCTACCGGCAGGCGTTCGCCGAGGGGCTGCGGCCACCGGCGGCGATGACCGTGAGCGAATGGGCAGATGAGCATCGGATCCTGTCGGGGAAGGGCAGCGCCGAGAAGGGCCCCTGGCGGACGGACCGGACGCCGTACCTGCGGGAACCGATGGACTGCCTGAGCCCTGGCTCACCGTGGCGTCGGGTGGTGCTGATGTTCGGCAGCCAGATGGGCAAGACGGAGGTGGTGCTGAACTGGCTGGGGGCGATCATCCACCTGTGGCCGGCGCCCTCGCTGCTGGTGCAGCCGACGATCGACATGGCGAAGCGGTTGAACCGGCAGCGGCTGGATCCGCTGTTGAGTGAGACGCCGGTGTTGCGTGAGCTGGTGGCACCGGCGAGGAGCAGGGACAGCGGCAACACGATGTTCAGCAAGGAGTTCCGCGGTGGCCTGTTCGTGCTGACCGGTGCGAACAGCGGTAGTGCGCTGCAGAGCATGCCGGCGGCGAACCTGGCGGCCGATGAGGTGAGCAGCTACCCGATGGAAGCGGACGACAAGGGCGACCCACTGGAGAACGCGGAGGCGCGGACGACGACGTTCCCGATGGGACGGGTGCTGATCACCTCAACACCAGGCACCAGGGGGGCGTGCCGGGTGACGAAGGAGTTCGAGGAGCGTAGCGACCGCCGGCAGTACGCGGTCCTGATGCCGTGCTGCGGATCGCTCGAGGTGCTGCGGTGGCGTGAGCACATGCAGTGGGACCGGGCCGATGGTGAGGTGTGGTGCCGGTGCCCAGCATGTGGCGAGCGAGTGGCGCAGCACCACAAGACGAGCATGCTGCTGGGTGGCCAGTGGCGCGCGAGCGCGAAAGGCGATGGGCAGACGGCGGGATTCCATCTGCCGGGCTGGTATGCGCCGGCGGGCTGGACGAGCTGGGAGCTGATCCGCGACGAGTTCCTGCGGGCGAAGGAAGATCCGCTGCTGCTGAAGGGCTGGGTGAACAAGCGAGCGGCTGAGGCGTGGGAGGACGAGGCAGTGGCGCGGGTGAATGCCGAGGGGCTGCTGGGTCGAGTGGCAACGGATGGCCATGAGCCTGGCAAGGTGCCGGAGGGTGTGCTGCTGCTGCTGATGGCGGTGGACGTGCAAGACACCTGGCTGGAGACGACGGTGTGGGGCGTGGGTCGAGGGGAGGAGCTGTGGCGGATCTGGCACGGAAAGGTCGAGGGCGACCCGGCACAGGACGAGGTGTGGGAACAGATCGAGACGATCCGGGTGACGGAATGGCCCCGGGCCAGTGGTGGCGTGATGAAGGTGCGGCAGTGCGGGGTTGACACCGGCGGCCACTTCACGCAGGAGGCCTATGAGTACTGCCGGCGCCATGCGCGCGATGGTGCCGTGGCACTGAAGGGCAGCAGCACGAGGGCAGCACCGGTGCTGAGCAAGGGCAAGAAGGTGGACGTGAACTGGCGAGGCAAGGTCCTGAAGGGTGGTGTGGTGCTGTACCTGGTGGGCACCGACACGCTGAAGCGGACGATCTATGCGCGGCTGGCGAAGGACGGGCGTGGGCCCGGGACCGTGCACTTCGACGATGCGACCGATGAGGCGTACCTGCAGGGGCTGACGTGCGAGCGGCTGGTGCCGCGGTACGTCAAGGGCTTCCAGGTCCTGGAGTGGCAGAAGCCGAGCGGGGCGAGGAACGAACCGCTCGACCTGTTGGTCTACTGCCTGGCGTTGCTCGAGCTGGTGAAGCGGAGATACAACCGGGCGACGATGTGGGACCAACTGGCAGGCAGCGTGGAGGCGAGTGCGAAGGTGGAGGTGAAGCCAACGCCACGGCGACGGCCCGCGACCGGCGGCGGCAGCAGTTTCGTGAATGGCTGGTAGCGTTACGATGTGGCGGGAGGTGTTGCCGTGACTGTTCCTGCTGCGATCCGAGCCGGCGACACGATCCAGTGGATTGAACCGGCCGCGACAGATCTGGATGGGAATGCAGCGACGTCGGCGACATGGACGCTGACGACCTACCTGCGGATGCACGTGAACCATGAGGGTGCGACGGTGGTCGGCACCGCGCGATCGGATGGTGGTTGGAACAATGCGATCAGCGCATCGACATCGACGGGATTCGATGCCGGCACCTGGTACTGGCAGTCGCGGATCACGAAGAACACGACCGTGATCACGATCGGCGAAGGGACGCTGACCGTGTCGCCGTCGCTGTACTACACCGGGCAGCCGTCAGCGTTCGACGGCAGGAGCCAGGCGGAGAAGGATCTGGAGGCGGTGCAGACCGCGATCCGGAATCTGATCAGCAAGGAAGCGAAGCAGTACACGATCGGCAGCCGCAGCTACACTGCCCAGGACCTGACGCAGCTGATGCAACGGGAGTCGCAGCTGAAGGCGATCGTGGCGCGAGAGCGAGCAGCGGAGAAGATCGCTGCGGGACTGGGTGATCCGCGCAATGTGTTCGTGAGGTTCAGCTGATGGCGAAGCGCGGCCGCGGTGGGAAGTCGTCTGGCGGTCGGATCCGCGGCGCCGCATTCGATGCGCAGCAGCCAGCAGCTGCTGGCCGCCGCGGCCGCCGCGCCTACGAGGGGGCCCTGGTCTCGCGGCTGACGTCCGACTGGGTGACGAGCAGCACGAGCGCAGACGCTGAGATTGACGGCAGTCTGATCCGCCTGCGGAACCGCTCGCGCCAGCTGGTGCGCGACAACTGCTACGCCAGGCAGGCGATCCGTGCGATCGGCGCGAATGTGGTGGGTCGCGGAATCCGGATGCAGTCGCGGGTGGCGATGCAACGCGGCGGCGGCCGGCTGGATCAACCGCTGAACAGCAGGATTGAGAGCGCCTGGCAGCAGTGGTGTCGGAAGGATCGATGCCATGTCGCCGGCAAGCTGAGCATGTCGGAGATGCTGCGGCTGATGATCCGCAGCGTGGCGGAATCGGGCGAGGTGTTCATCCGGATCGTGCCCGAGGCGTTCGGTCGCAGCAACGTCCCGCTGGCGCTGGAGGTGATCGAGGCGGACTACTGCGACGAGGGGAAGAGCAGCGGCCCGGTGAGCGAGGGTGCGGAGTGGCGGATGGGGGTGAAGGTCGACAAGTGGGGCCGGCCGCTGGCGTATCAGTTCCGCGACCGCCACCCTGGCGACATCGTGAACGGTGTCGGCTATCGGACCCGTGAGGTGCCGGCATCGGAGATCATCCATCTGTTCATCACTGAGCGACCGAACCAGACGCGCGGGGTACCGTGGACCGCGTCGGCGGTGAAGCGGCTGCACCACCTGGCGGGCTACGAGGAGGCGGAGGTGGTGCGGGCCCGCGCGAGCTCCAGCCTGATGGGGTTCATCCAGTCGCCCGAGGGCGAGCTGCAGGGTGATGAGGTCTACGACGAGGAGCGGGTCAGCAACTTCGAGCCTGGGGTGTTCAAGTACCTGGCACCGGGCGAGTCGGTATCAGTGCCGCAGCTGGATGCACCGGACGGTCAGTTCGAGCCGTTCCTGCGGGCGATGCTGCGTGCTGTCGCGGCGGCGATCGGCTGCAGCTACGAGACGGTGTCGCGGGACTATAGCCAGAGCAACTACAGCAGCAGCCGGCTGAGCCTGCTCGAGGATCGAGAGGAATGGCGGACGCTGCAAGACTGGATGATCGAGCACCTGCTCCAGCCGGTGTTCGAGCGGTGGCTGGAGGCTGCCGTCGGTGCTGGTGCGCTGCAGCTGCCGGGCTACGAAGCGATGCCGGAGCGCTACGAGATGGTGAAGTGGTACCCCCGCGGCTGGGCCTGGGTGGACCCTGGCAAGGAGGTGGCAGCGTACAAGGACGCGGTTCGGAGTGGGTTCAAGACACAGGCGCAGATCGTGGCCGAGAGCGGCGGGGACCTGGAGGATCTGCTGGTGGCACGAGCGAGCGAGGTGGATCGAGCCGAGGATCTGGGGCTGCAGTTCGACACCAACCCGGCGCAGGTCTCTGGTGCTGGCGTGACGCAGGCACGACCGATCGGATCCGAGATGCCGGCGCCGGCCGATGCTGAGCCTGAAGGTGAGGAAGGCGAGGAAGGTGAGGAACCCGAGGAAGGCGAAGTGCCAGAGGATCCGGAGGACGGCTGATGGCAGAGGTGAACGGGGTCGAGATCAACCTTCTGCCGACCGAGGGGATGCGAGAGGAAGCGCAGCGCTACCGCGAATGGAAGGATGCCGGCCGGCCTGGTGGGACTGATGTGGCTGCGACGAGAGCGAGCCAGATCCTGAGCGGCGATGAGCTGAGTCCTGAGACAGTGATCACGATGGCGGCATGGTTCGCCCGGCATGAAGTCGACAAGCAGGGGCAGGGCTTCAGCCCTGACGAGGACGGCTACCCCAGCCCGGGGCGCGTAGCGTGGGCAGCCTGGGGCGGTGATGCCGGGCAGGTGTGGTCAAGCAGCAAGGCGGAGACGATCAAGAACGCCGAGGATCGCGCCGCTACAATGCGCGAGTCTACTGCGAACAGACGGGTGGATGTCCGCGAGCTGAACAGCCAAACCCTGCGCCGAATGGCCAGCCTCGACTATGAGTCGTCGCTGGTGCGGATGGCTGATGGGAAGCCGGACGAGGAGCAGCGCAGCTTCGAGTTCAGCTTCAGCAGTGAGGCGCCGGTCGAGCGATGGTTCGGGACGGAAGTGCTGAGCCACGAATCTGGTGCCGTCGACTTGTCGCGGCTGAATGATGGCGCACCGCTGCTGTGGAATCACAATCCAGACGATGTGCTGGGAGTGATCGAGCGCGGCTGGGTCGAGGATGGCCGCGGCCGAGTGCAGGTGCGCTTTGCCCGATCTGGATTCGCAGAAGAGAAGCTGGCGATGGTCCGTGATGGGATCCTGCGGAATGTTTCCGTGGGCTACTCCATCATGGACGCCGCCCCATTCCGCGACGGTGCAGGAATCGTCGCCACCTCATGGCAACCCCATGAGGTGTCCGTGGTGAGTGTGCCAGCTGATGCGACCGTCGGCTTCGGGCGATCGCTCGATGACGACGCTGCAGCGGCACTGGCCGCGACCCCCCAACCCCCCGACAACAACCCCATGGAACCGACCATCGACCTCGAGGCGGTGCGGGCGCAGGCTGCGGCCGATGAGCGCTCGCGCGTTGCCGCCATCACTGGCCTCTGCCGTGAGCACGGCGCCGACGATCTCGCCCAGGGCCTGATCGAACGCGGCGCATCCGAGGCTGACGCCATGCGCGACGTGCTGGCCGCGATCGGCAAGCGGGCAAAGCAGCCTGCACAGCCGGCCTCCCCCGCACCCGCTGCCCGTGGCTCCCAGCCCATCGCTACCGGCGCCAACGCTGACATCGGCCTAACCGAGAAAGAAGCCGGCTCGTTCAGCTTCGTGCGCGCCATCCGTGCACAGCTCATGCCCAACGACCGCCAGGCGTGGGAAGATGCCGCGTTTGAGCGCGAAGTCAGTGCCGCCACCGTGCAGCACATGGCCCGCTCTGGCTTCGAGATCAAACCCCGCGGCATCGTCGTTTGCAACGACGTTCTGCGTCGTGATCTCACCGCCGGCAATCCCTCGACCGCTGGCGATCTGATCTACACCGACGCCCGTCCCGGTTCGTTCATCGAGGTGCTGCGGAAGCGCAACGCCCTCGCCGGCCTCGGTGTCACCGTGCTCTCTGGCCTTACTGGCCCGGTGTCCATGCCCAAGCAGACCGGCGAAGCGCAGGTCTACTGGAAGGGCGAAGGCGTGCAGGGTACTCAGACCGAGCCCTCCGTGGGGCAGGTCAACATGACCCTCAAGGAGATGAGCGCCTGGACCCGTTTCTCTCGCTCCCTGGTCCTGCAGTCTTCTATTGACGTAGAGACCTTTGTGCGCAACGAGCTGGCCACTGTGGCCGGTCTCGAACTCGCGCGCGTTGGCCTCTATGGTCTCGGCTCCAGCAGCCAGCCCGAGGGCCTGAAGTTCATCACCGGCATCAACACCGTTGATTTCGCCGCGGCGCAGCCCACCTACGCAGAGCTGGTGGCGATGGAGACGGCCATCAACGCCGACGACGCGGACGTGGATGCCATGGCCTACATCACCAACGCCACCCTTTACGGCGGCTTCAAGACCACCGAAAAGGCGACTGGCACCGCTCAGTTCGTGCTGGAGCCTGGCAACACCGTCAACGGCTACCCCGTGACTCGATCCAATCAGGTCGTGTCTGGCGATGTCTGGATCGGCGTGTGGTCTCAGATGATGCTCGGCCTCTTCGGGGCGGTTGACCTCCAGGTCAACCCCTACTCCGAGGATCGCGAGGGCAACGTCCGGGTGACGATCCACCAGGCAGTCGATTACGCAGTGCGGCACCCTGAGTCGTTCTGCCGCGGCAACAACACCCTCTGATCATGGACCTCCTGATCCTGCGCCAGACCTCCATCGCCGGCCGGCCCGCTCGGGTCGGTGATGTGGTGGAGGTTGGCGACCGTGACGCCCGGCTGCTGATCGCCAGCGGCAAGGCGACACCGGCGCCAACGGTGCAGGATCTGGAGCCCACCCCCGCGCCGACGCGCACCCGCAAACCACGCACCCGGACCCATGGCAGTACATGAGCTCACGCTGGAAAAGCTCCAGCACTTCACCCTCCTGGCCACGACCACCATCACCGGCACTGGTAACCAGACCGGCGTGGACCTGGCCGGCTATGAGGGCGACGTCCAGATCATCCTGAGCGGCACCGCTGCCGGCGCAAGCGCTGATCTGACCTTCAGGATCGAGGAGTCTGACGACAACTCGACGTACACCGCAGCGACCGGCGGCGGGTTCACCGCGATCGCCAACGCTGCCGCTAAGCAGGTCATCACGCTGAACAGCAACGACCTAAAGCGGTACATCCGCCTCAGCTGCACCGCTGAGACCGGCACCGCAAGCTCGTCCGTGACCTGCTTCGGCTACGGCCTGAAGAAGTACGGGTGACCTGCTGATGGCGTGGACTGAGGATCCCACGGACTTCCTGCAAGACTTCGGCGTCACCGTGACAGCCGGGGCGGTGGAAGGTCTCGGGATCCTCGACATGCCTGGTGAGTATGTGGCCGATGGGCGAGTGATCACGACGGAGTATCTGCTGCGGTGTCAAGTCTCCAAGTTCGGAGAGCTCGCCTATGGTGACAGCGTGACGGTG